TCGCTACTCCTGGACATATCACTTACCGCAGTAATGAAGATATTGAGGAAATAATGCAGATCCTTAAATATAACGATTTCCAAGCAGAAGATAGTGATTTCCTTTTGGATGCACTTATTTATGGTGTAGCTTGCGAGTTGATGTATATAGATAGCAATTCACACACAAGATTTAAACTAATCAATCCTACAACTTGCTTTGGTGTATATGATGATAGTTTAACTAATGATCTTTTATATTTTGTGAGAATGTATAAAGCTAATGATTGGGATACAAGCGATTTACATTATGTAGATGTTTATTCTGATACAAGTGTTAAACATTATAAAATGACTGGTATGAGTGGTTTTCTTACTTTTATTGCGGAAGAGCCGCATTACTTCTCACAATGTCCAGCAAACATATTTACTCTACCAGATGAGAAGAGTGTATTTGATTGCGTGATTGGTTTGCAGGATGCCGCTAATACATTACTAAGTGATGAAATAGATGATTACTCTGCTTTTTGTGATGCTTACCTGGTATTAGAAGGTGTAGATGCTGATGCGGAAGATATAGCAACTATGAAGAAAAACCGCGTGTTAGTGTTACCAGAAGGCGCAACCGCAAACTATCTAACTAAGAATGCTAATGATGCTCAAGTAGAAAACATTTTAAAGCGTGTGCATGACTCTATCTATCGTATTGCACAATGTCCAGATTTTAGCTCTGAATCGTTTGTAGGTGGAGTTAGCTCTGGTATAGCTATTCAATATCGTTTAACCGGCATGGAAACAAGAGCAGGTAAGTTTGAAGCTCTAATGAAGAAGGCTTTACAACGCAGAGTAGAAATTATTTGCGGAATTGCTTCTTTGAAACTTGGTGAAGAAGTGTTTAGAGATATTCAAATTACATTTACTCGTAATATTCCAGAAGATGTTACAGCAACAATCAATATGATTAACTCGTTAAAAGGCACTGTAAGCGATATTACATTACTTTCTCAATTAGATTTTATCAATGATCCGCAAGCTGAATTAGAAGCAGTACAAGCTCAAAAGTTAAGTAATATGGATCTATACTCATTCGGTAATACTTCTACTGATACAGAAGAAGAAGAGGATGAAGGTGCTGCTTAATGGGCTATTGGCAAGATCGTATGGCGGCAAGCCAAAACAAATTAACAAATAAAAATATAAAACAAATAAAGAAACAGTTAGTTAAGTATTATGGCTCTACAATGGAGAAAACAATTAAAGACTTTGAAGATACATATAATAAATTACTTACTACTGTTGAAGAGGGTAGAAATCCTACTCCTGCTGATCTATATAAGCTAGATAAATATTGGCAGATGCAAGCGCAATTAAGAATAGAGTTAGAGAAGTTAGGAAACAAACAGATTTCCGCTTTATCTAAAGTATTTGAGTTAAATTTTTTTGATGTTTACTACTCAATTAATATTGATGGCTTAAAAGCTTTTAGCACTATTGATAATCAAATGGTTCAACAGATGATTAACCAGGTGTGGGTAGCGGATAATAAGAGCTGGAGCCAACGTATATGGGAGAATACAGAATTATTAGCTCAAACTTTAAATGATGAATTAATTGCGGTTGTTGCTGCTGGTAAAAAGACTACTGATCTAAAGAAGATCCTCCAAGAGCGTTTTAATGTTAGCTATGGTAGAGCAGATGCTTTAGCAAGGACTGAATTAGCTCACATCCAGACTCAAGCCGCTAAAAAGCGTTATGAGGACTATGGATTACAAGAGTTTGAAATATGGGCAGACGAGGATGAAAGAAGATGTGATGTGTGCGGCAAGTTACACCAGAAACGCTATCCAATGGGAGCTAACATACCTGTTCCCGCACATCCTAAGTGTAGATGTTGCATACTTCCAGTAGTTGAATGACTTTTGGACAAACGGGTTTAAGAGTAAATACTAAAAAATTATATATCATTGAGAGAAATCTCAATAAATAAATTTTGTTCATACAAGTCTTTTTTATAGGGGTTAGACTTTAAAGAAATAACTAAATATTTTAATAAGGGAATTAACAATAGTTAATTAACTTAAAAGGAGATTATTTAAATGGAAAACACAACAACAAACACTAGTGTTAATGAAAATGTTGAAACTGTTGAAACACCAACAGAAGAAGTAAAAACTTATACGCAAGACGAGGTATTAAAACTTTTACAGAGTGAAACTGATAAGAGGGTTACACAAGCTCTTGCAACACAACAAAAGAAATATGAAAAAAAATTATCACTTTCTAAATTAGATGGTGATGAAAGAGAAAAAGCAGAAAAGGATGATCGTATTGCTGAATTGGAAGAGCAATTAGCGCAATTCCATATTGAAAAAAATAGATCAGAATTAAAATCTGTTTTATCTTCTCGTGGTTTGTCTGCTGAATTTGCGGATATTATCTCAATCAATGATGATATTGAAGCATCTCAAGCTAATATAGATAAGCTTGATAAGTTATTTAAAGCAGCAGTAAAGCTAGAAGTTGAGAAGAGATTAGCTGGAAACGCTCCAAAAGGTAATGGTGGCGGTTCTGCTGAAATCACAAAAGAATCTGCTAAAAAAATGAGTATGGCAGAGATGGCGGCTCTAAAGGATAGTAATCCAGAGCTTTATAACAAATTATTTAATTAATATTAAGGAGGGCTATATATAATGGCTAATACAATTTATGATAACAAAATTATTGAAGCAAAGGCTAAAGACTTGCTAACAACTGCAATTAACACAAGATCTCTAATGACTGTTGATACATCATTAGCTGAATCTGCAGGTATGACTAAAACAATCAATGTTTACACTTACAATGGTGCGGCTGAAGAATTAGAAGCTGGTGAAGGTAATTCTACTCGTGGTGCTTTGAGCTTTGTAGGTACTGACTACAAGGTAAAACGTGTACAGGCTAACTTTGATTACACTGATGATGATTTTATGAAAGATAACACTGTTGTTGATAATGGTGTTGCTGGTGCTACTGCAATTCTTAAGAATAAGATGAATGCAGACTTCTTTGCAGAATGCGCTAAAGCTTCTCTTTCTGTTGAAGGTGGACTTTCTTATGATACTATCGTTGATGCTATCTCTGAATTGAATGTAGAAGATGAATCTAAAATCTTTGTTATTATTCCTAACGATCAGAAAGCAGCATTAAGAAAAGATCCTGACTACATTTCAGCTCGTATGGGTGAAGTTGTTTACACAGGACAAGTTGGTACAGTTTGCGGTATTCCAGTAATCGCTTCTAAAGCTGCTGATGCTGCTTATGTAATGACTCCAGAAGCTGTTAAGTTGTTCATGAAGAAAGATGTTTCTGCTGGATCTCATCGTGATGAAGATAAATGCACAAACAGTGTATACATTCGTGCTTACTACATTGCGGCTCTTGTAGATGCTACAAAGATCTGCAAAATTGCACAAGCGTAATTTTAGTTTGACTTGCGGGGAAGTAGGCTCTTAATTCCTACTTCTCCCATAGAAATAGGAGGTTATCCCAATGATTGAAGAAATTAAAATACTCTTGGGAGATGCCGCCGCTAGTTATTCTGATGCACAAATTTCTCTAGCTTATAAAATGGCTCTAGCAGAAGTTGAAGATTATTGTAATCGAGAAACTGATAAAACATTAGAATTGATAGCGGAAAAAATAGCAGTTATTAAACTTAACCGCATGAATACAGAAGGCTTAGCAAGTCAATCTTATAGCGGGGTTAATGAAAGCTATTTAGATGGCTATCCCGCAGAAATTTTAACGGTGTTAAACCGCAAAAGAAAAATAAAGATTGTGTAAGCGAGGTGTGGTAATGATCAATACTGATATGCGCTTATACGATTACTTTACTTATGGTGATGATGATGGATATGGACAACCAGCTCTTTCAACAGATCCAAAAGGAAAGATTAAAATGGCAATCAATATTTCTTCTCAATCTACACAAGACAATATTCTTTATAAGGATTGTAGTTATGTAGGACTTACTCATGATGCCAACGTTGATGACACGTATGTTATTAGATATGGAAAGGGCAAGTTAAAAGTCTTATATGTTAATCCAAAAGGACGATTGAAACAAGTCTTTCTAAAGGAGATGTAATAATGGCATCAGAAATTAGAATGACAGGAATAGAAGATATATTTGAACAACTTGAGAATGTGATGGATGTTGAAACGTTTGAGAAGGCTGTTGGACGTGCTTGCGCTCTTGTGGAGAGATCAGCTAAACAAAAGGCTCCAAAAGGCGCTGGTGAGCTAAGAAGATCTATTACAAGTAAAGTGGATCGAGATGGTAAGGATGTTGTAGGAACAGTCTTTACTCCTCTTGAGTATGCTCCTTATGTTGAATTCGGCACTGGTTTATTTGCGGAAGAGGGAGGTAGAACAGATGTTCCCTGGAATTATCAAGATGATGAAGGGAATTGGCATTCTACAAGCGGTATGAAACCGCGTCCTTTTATGCGTCCAGCGTTAGAAGAAAACAGAGAGCAAATAGTAAGAATTTTAAAGGAGGGCATTACTGAATGATTGATTATAACAAAGAATTAGTTAGTGCTTTAAAAACAGTATTGCCGACTCATTATGAAATGGCACTAACAAGTAAAACCGCAACTCCATGTATTAGTTATATGGAAACTAACAATTATGCTGCTACTGATCCTACTGGAGCAACATTAGGTTATAGCTATATTACATACCAGGTGAAGGTGTGGGCTGATAGCATTGCGGCAATTCAAAAATACTCATTAGAAGTTGATAAAGTATTACGTCCTCTTGGATTTAAAAGAATTTCAAGTGGTGAATTATACGATAACAACTCTTCAATGATACAAAAAATATTAACTTTTGAAGCTTTAGCTTTAGAAGAATTTTAAGGAGGAAGAATATAATGGCAGTTATTTCAAAAGGTATTAAATTATCTTATAAAAAAGGTGACGCAGGTGAATACATAGATTTAACCAATCTTCAAGAAATTCCAGAGTTAGGTGGAGATACAGAAGCTATCGAAATCACTACTCTAGCTGATGCCGCTCATATGTATACAGACGGTATTAAGAATTATGGCGATTCTCTAACATTCAAATTCTTGTATGAAACAGCTCAATTTGAAACACTTCAAGGACTTGAAGGTATTGTTACATGGCAAGTTTCTTTACCAGATGGTACTCTTTGCAGTTTCACTGGTACAAGCTCTGTAAAGCTTGATGGTGTTGGTGTTAATGCCGCACTTACATATACTTTAGCAGTTAAACCTAATTCAGAAATGGCTTGGGCTTAATCCCATTAATGGGGGTTGGGGAGAAGTTTTATTCTCCTCTTCTCCTCAACTATAAATAAAAAGGAGAGATTTAAATGTTATTTTACGAATTAAACATAGGTGATAAAACCTACAAATTAAGACTTAACACACGAAATGTGGTTAGTTTAGAAAAGAAATTAGGAACTAATCCATTAGGTATTTTC